CGACTTGCTGCTAGAATCGAAGGCTCGACAGACACCGGAGAGGTGGCAGAGTGGTCGAATGTACCTGACTCGAAATCAGGCGTACGTGCGAACGTACCGAGGGTTCGAATCCCTCCCTCTCCTCCAGGACTGGCTTCCAGATCGCATCACGGTGCATCAAACAGCCCCCTAAAGCCCCGCTAGACGGGGCTTTTTTGCGTCTGGTCGCGTCAGATCGCGTTTTGACACCTCACGTGGTTTGGGGGCAAATTTGGGGGCATCGCAGGGCATCGTGCCCCCGAAGCTCAGAAAGTCCCCCAGATGCCTCTTAACGACGTCGCCTGCAAGAACGCCAAGTGTCCCCCTGACAAAGCCCGTGCTCGGTTCGCCGACTCAGGCGGCCTCTACCTTGAGGTCGTGCCCACGGGCGGCAAGCACTGGCGATGGAAGTACCGGATCGAAGGCAAGGAGAAGCGCCTGGCCCTGGGCAGCTATCCAGCAGTGACGCTGGGCATGGCACGCACCAAGCGCGAGGAGGCCCGCCTGGTGCTCAAAGGTGGCGTTGACCCTGTGCAGAACAAGAAGGAAGAGAAGCAGGCTCGCAAGGAGGTGATGGGCAACACCTTCGAGGCTGTCGCCCGCGCGTGGTTTGAGCACTGGGCGCTGCACAGCGTCGGTGGGGCCAAGTCCCCCCGCCATGCCGAGTACACCAAGCGCCGGATGGAGAACGACATCCTGCCGGCCCTGGGCGCGAAGCCGATTTCGGAGATCAAGGCATCCGAGGTCCTGGCCATGGCGAAGAAGATCGAGCAGCGGGGCGCCCTGGACCTCTCGCGCCGTGCTTGGCAGGTCTGCGGCCAAGTTTTCGAGTACGGCATCGCCCATGCGAAGTGCGATCGCAACCCGGCGCGCGATGTGCGGCCAGGCGTGGCGCTCAAGGGCCGTGCCAAGAGCAACTTCGCCCGCCTGGACGCGAAGGAGATGCCCGAGCTGCTGCGCAAGATCCGCAGCTACCCCGGCTCGCCCTACACCCGCATGGCGATGGAGCTCATGGCCCTCACGTTCGTGCGCACCGGCGAGCTGATCGCGGCCCACTGGGACGAGTTCGACCTGGATGCGGCCGAGTGGCGGATCCCGAAGGAGCGGATGAAGATGAAGACGCCGCACATCGTGCCGCTGTCGACTCAGGCCGTCGACCTCCTGCGCAGCCTGCACGAGCTGAAGGGCCTCAGCGGGCTCCTATTCCCTGGGGAGCGTGACCACGAGAAGCCGATGAGCAACGGCGCCATCCTGGGGGCTCTGCGGCGCATGGGGTACGCCGGCCGCATGACAGGCCATGGGTTCCGCGGCGTGGCGTCGACCATCCTGCACGAGCACAATTACGACCACGCCCACATCGAGCTGCAGCTGGCTCACATGGAGCGCGACGCCGTCAGCGCGGCTTACAACTTCGCCACCTACCTCCCGCAGCGCCGGAAGATGATGCAGGCCTATGCGGACCACCTTGACCAACTGCGCCAGGGCGCCAAGATCCTGGCGTTCAAGGCCGCTTAACTGAGTGGCTTGCCCCGCACTTCCTCAGTCCTCAGGCCCATCCGGGCCATCAAGCAAGTGCCCAGGCAGCCGGACTAGGTTGCCGTCTTCGAGATCGTCTACCTTCGCAAGCACGGCTGGATCGGCGTCGTCGAGAAACGTGAGCACCAAGCTGTAGACCACACCGTCATCGCTCTCGTCTGTATCGAGCTCAAAGGGTGCCCTAGATAGCTCTTCCTCAGTCAAGCCAAGGTATGCCGCGATGCGCGCGTCGGCTCGGCGCTCCATCTCATCGTCAAACTGGTTGCTCATAGTGTCCTCCTGGACTGAGCATTCTGCCGTGCGCAGAGTGGTACCTGATCTTGAGATTTCAGCGTGGCCAGGGGGCACAGAGCGGGGGACGGCGCGCAGGCGTCAGGACCAATCCTCAACGCTGGCGCGGCCTGCGGGTCATCGTGGCGCAGCTTGAAAGGCAGCCACTGGCTGCAGAGGGCTATCTAGGAATGCTGCAGCGACTTGCGGCCGATCCTGCCTATCAGGGCTTCATCGACTTGAAGATCTCACCGACCTTGCTCAGCGCGTCACCAAACATTTTGATGGCCTCGAGTGAAGGCGTTGACACGGCATCAGTGCTCGGTTTTTCTTCCTTCGCTGGCCTTTGGCCTAGAGCGAAAGCGAACTTTGCGAGTGCGATGGTGAGCACTGAGATGGCCACCACAAGCGAAGCAACCATCGCCACAGCTGAAGGATTGATGTGCTGGATATCGTGCGCAACCTTGAACACAACGCGCAGCACCGCCACGATCAAGCCACAAACCACAATGTAGACAAGAGTCGCTGAAGCCCGCCGATGCGCGCGGCGTGACTTGGCTTCACTGATGATTTCTTCAACCGTTCGGGTGGTGTCTGGGGGAGGATGATCCCCGCCAGCCAAGTCGTAAGCCGAATCCGGTCCGGGCAATCTTCCGGTGCTCACAATGGCATGCCGAGATTCGAGACCCTATAAGCCATTGCAACTTTCGAAACGTGAAAGATTCCCGCTAGGTCTTCAGTGCTTCGAACAGTCCCAGAACCGACAATCTTTCGCACAGCATCTGCCGGCATCAGAAGTTCCGCGGCGAACTGGTTCGCTTCTCGCTCTCTAGGGTCGCGATTCTGAGAAGAAAAAGCGTTCGGCTCGTCCCGAAAAGCCGGACCGTGGCTGAGCGCGTAATGCCCAAGCTCGTGCGCTAACGTGAAGCGCCTTCGCACAGGAGCCTCCATGCCATTGATGCGGATCTTTCGCTGGCTTGCGTTGAAGTAGCCGCTCCAGGTCCCATAGTCGCTCTGGAAGGGATTTGTGAACTCCACATCCAATCCCGCCGCCTCGGCTATCTTCGCTGGATCCACCGGCAACCGACCATCCCAAAAACGCGACAGCATGGCTCGCGCTGCCGCTTCTGGTGAGCTTGCGCCAGGCGGGGCAGGGTAGAAGGAGAGGGCTTGAGACATGGTGGCTCCAGAGCGGTGAAAAATTTCCCCCGGGCGGGCACGACAGCAGGCAATTTTACATGAGCAAGCTCTGGCACTTTGGGTCTTTGCACAGGGAACCAAGGGCTTTATCAAACGCCGTTTTGGGTGCTGATTTACAGCTTGGCACGCCGCTTGATGCGCCTTGCCAGAGCCTCTGCTCGAGCCTTCTCGGCCAGGAACACCAGCAGGTCAGCGCGTATCAAGATCCAGCTGCGTCCGAACTTCAAGCCGGGGATCTCGCCCGCTCGCGCCAGCTCTTCGACCTGGTCAGCCGTGCAGCGGAGGAGGGTGGCGCACTGCTCGGAATCGATGATCTCTTGGTTCATTAGGTCGTCTTGAAGGCATGCAGCTCGCCTTCACCACCCAAGGGTTCGCACTAATAAGTTGATTACAAAAAATCCTTGCGAAGTACCAATAAGTTGATTACATTTAATCCACACAACGCGACAAACCTCACATGACAGAAAAACAACTTGAGGAACAAGCTAGGCGCCGTGGTCGGCCAGCTCTTCCTGAGGAAGAGAAGAAAGTGAACGGTTCAGTTCGCCTCACGGTTGAGCGCTGGGCAAAGCTACGCCGCCTGGGTATGGACTGGCTGAGCAAGGCGATCGACAAGGCCAAGGAGCCGGCGCCGAAGGAATGAACGCCGCGCCTCAGGGCGAGACTTCCTGCGATGCAGGGAGTTGATCTGAGGCAAAAAGAAGCGAGCCCCGAAGGTGGTGGAACACCGACGAGGCTCTGACCAAAACGTGCAACCCTGAAAGAAGGCACATCATGGCTATGAAGAAGTCTACCCAAGCTGCGTCCGCAGTGTCCGTGAACGATTCCCCGAAGTTCACGCTTCCTTCGAGTGCAGCCCCAGCGCCGACTCCCCTCGACCCGTACATCCGGCCGGAAACCCTCAGGGGCGAGACCCTGTCCTTCGGCGGCGTCGAACTGCCCCCCATCCTCACGGGCTACGAGCCCGGCCGGGGCTTCGATGGCCAGGCCCTCGACTACCCGGTGCAGGTGATCCACATCAGTCGCCAGCAGATCGATGCGGTCCTGCGCGCCATCGGCCGCGAGCACCCCGAGCTGGAGACGGTACTGAACATCACGAGCAAGTACATGTGCACGCTCGACACCACGCGCAGCGAGATCGGCTTGGGCGTGGCCTGTGCCAAGAGCTGGCTCAAGGGGGAGGGAGTCGATCCTGCCCGCGCCCTGCAGCAGCTGGACAACGTCTCCGACATGGTCGGCAGCTGGAACGCTAGCCACCGCCTGCACCTGCGCTGAGTGATGTGGGAAAGGCCGATCGCTTGTCGCATCGGCTTCTTGCACAGGACTCAACGTAGTCCTTGAGTCCTGTGCTTTAGACGTCCAGGCCTTGCAATCTCGGGCTGCAGACCGCGTCAAACCTAGTAATCGTCAGTCCTGTTTTCGGGAGCGCCCCCGCTTTGTTCCCCCAGACAACTTGGGTTGAACAACTTCCACGTTCATTTTTTCGACCTGCGCGCTGTATGCCTCGTAGCTCTTGACCAAAGCCTCGCGCATTGGGTTGGGGTTGGCGGTGACCTCTACCGTAATCGTGACACCACCGTTATCCAGGGTGTGTTCATGTGCTTTCGTAAGAGCGGCCACGATTTCGGGGAATGTGAGGTCTCTCGCGACGGGTCCGTTGAGGCTATCCGTCAAACGCGCAACAACCTCTGCCGTCAGCGATCGGCCTGCAGCTTTGGACGCACTGTCCAAACGCTCTTTGAGCTCCGCAGGTATTCGCATGTAGATGGTTGGGTCTTCTCTTGCCATCTATGCACTGTGCCAGAAAAAAGGCTTGCACGGTCTATTCACCGTGCTTAGACTACGACTAGTGCACAGATCGTGCATAGACAAAAGGGCATGTATGAAAGTTGGACGAGATTCCCCGGTGATCATGGTCCGGGTGCCTGATGAGCTGAAGTGCTGGCTGAAACAGGAAGCTGAAAAAAACCGCCGTAGCTTGAACGGTGAGTTGTTGGTTCGTCTGGAGGAGAGCCGTTCTCAGCAAGTCAAGGACGCCAAGCCATGACGACCGCCAAACAAGTTCCATTGCCCGACGGCCAAAAGCCCGACCAGAGCAGGTCGCTCAAGATCCGTCCGGAAGCAGCCAGCGCGCTCTTCAACGTTAGCAAGTCGACGCTGCAGCGGTGGGAAAAGGACATGCCCGGTTTTCCGAAGCCGAGCCGGCCCACGCCCCGCATCACGCTCTACGACCGCGACAAGCTGCTCGCATTCTTCGAGCAGATGGGCAAGCAGGAGCCGTCGTCATGAGCGCGATCTCGGCCGCGGTCTCGCAGTCGACCGATAGCTCCAAACAGCTGGCCAATCTACGGGCTCGGTTCGCACTGCTGGGCCACGAGCTGCATGTAATCGGCAAGGGCGGTCAGGTGGTCTATGAAGTACGCCGGTGGGGGCAGTCTCGCACCTGCAGCACGCTGCACGACCTGGAAGGGTTTCTTGCGGTTCTTGGAGGTCGCCCCTGATGGCCCGTTCCCGCAACATCAAGCCTGGCTTCTTCAAGAACGAGGATCTGGCCGAATGCACGCTCGCAGCGCGGTTGTGCTTCGCCGGCCTGTGGACGCTGGCCGATCGAGAAGGCCGCCTTGAAGATCGGCCCAAGCGCATCAAGGGCGAGCTTTTCCCTTTCGACTCGATCGAGGTCGATCCTCTGCTGGTCGAACTGGAACGGTGGAAGTTCATCCGTCGCTACCTCGTCCGCGGCGATCGGTTCATCCAGATCGTCAACTTTGTCAAACACCAAGTCCCGCACGGCACCGAGAAGGACGGCACGATCCCTGACGAGAACGGTTTTCTAACTGTTCATGAACGGGGCAAAAACGGTTACGCAACAGGAAACACGCGTCTTGACGATGGGTCAGCAACAGTTAAGCAGGCCAGTTCAACCCAACCCGATAACGGTGCTTTAACTGTTAAAGAGGGTATGTCAGAGGGGGGTCGAAACCCCCTGATTCCTGATTCCGGATTCCTGATTCCTGATTCACTGATTCCTGTAGTTGGGCAGAGCCCTTCGGCTGTCGCCGAACCCACCACGTCCCGCAAGCGGAAATTGCCCGAAGACTTCGAGCCGAACGAGAAGGGCGTGACCGCTGCACGCAATGCCGGGCTCGACCTGACGCAAGAGCTGCAGGTCTTCAGGGACCACCACCAAGCACAGGGCTCCGTGATGGCTGATTGGCAGGCCGCCTGGCGCACCTGGGTTGCGAAGGCAGTGCAATTCGGCCGCGGCGGCCAGAAGACCATCTCGCCGAGCAAACCCGCCTGGGCCACCGCAGCCGGGTTCGACACGTTCTACGAGGCCAACAACGCCGGCTGCTACGAGCACAACGCCGCGCAGTTTCGGAACGGTCAGCGAATCGAGGCGGCTCGATGAACGCCGCTGAGATTTCGCAGCAGCTCGCTGCACATGCCGACACGATCGCCGTGTATCTTCTGCCGGGCGGCAAGAAGGCCGGGGCTGAGTGGAAGGCTGGCAGCGTCGGTGGTGAAGCCGGCACATCGCTATCTGTCCGCATGAACGGCGCGAAGGCCGGCGTGTGGAAGGACTTCGCCAGCGGCGAGAGTGGCGACTTGCTCGACCTGTGGGCGGCGACGCGGGGGCTGTCGATCGCCGAAGCCATCGCTGAGGCGAAGCAGTACCTGGGCGTGCACGACACCATGCCGCAGCGCCAGCCGAAGACCTATGCTGTGCCGAGCAGGCCGAAGACGGCGCTGCCCAGCGTGACGGCGCAATGGCTCACCAGCCGCGGCCTGACGCCCGAGACCATCGAAGCATTCAAGGTCCGTGAGGTCACCCGTGGCGGCCAGGCCTGGGCCCTGTTCCCTTACCTGCGCGATGGCGTGTACGTGAACGGCAAGTACCGCAATCCCGCCGACAAGAAGGGCATGCAGCAGGAGAAGGATGCCGAGCCTTGCCTGTTCGGCTGGCACCTCATCGACCCGAAGGCGCGCACGGTTGCCATCTGCGAGGGCGAAGTCGACGCAATGACGCTGCACCAGGTGGGCCTCTCCGCCCTGTCGGTGAACGCCGGTGCCGGAAACCATCAATGGATCGAGAACGACTGGGACCGCCTGGAGCGCTTCAGCGAGATCCTCGTGTGCTTCGACAACGACGAGGCCGGCGACAAGGGCGCGGCCGAGGTCATCAAGCGCCTGGGGCTGGAACGCTGCAAACGCATGCGCCCAGGCGCGAAGGATGCCAACGACTGGCTGCAGGGCGGCGCCACGCCGGCGCAGTTCCTCGAAGCTGCCAAGCTGTCCAAGTCGCTCGACCCCGACGAGCTGCGCAGCGCCTTCGACTTCATGACCCGGGTGAAGGCGCTGTTCTGGCCAGCGCATGGCGCGCCTACGTACCCGCTCCTTCAGCTGGATCGACAGTTCGAGTGGTTCGAGTTCCGACCGGGCGAGCTCACCGTCTGGACCGGCTTCAATGGTCACGGCAAGAGTCTCATGCTGTCGCAGGTCCAGCTGGGGCTCATGAGCCAAGGCGCGCGATTCGTCGTGTTCTCCGGTGAGATGACGCCCGAGTACCTGCTCAAGCGCATGACCAAGCAGGCGACCGGCCTGGACCGCCCGACGATGCAGTACATCGACGCCGTCGGCGATTGGCTGCGCGATCGGTGCTTCATCTTCAACCAGACCGGCAGCGCCACGCTCAAGCGCCTGCTGGAGGTGTTTGCCTATGCGGTGAAGCGGTATGGGGTGAATCACGTGGTGATCGACTCACTGATGATGACCGATGTGCCCGAGGACGGTCCAGGCGCCATGACGGCGCAGAAGGAAGCGATCCGCGCGCTGTGCGACTTCGGCAAGCGCACCGGAGCGCATGTGCACCTGGTCGCGCATCCACGCAAGGGCAAGGACGAGAGCGCGGGGCCAGGAAAGATGGACGTCGCCGGCAGCGGAAAGATCACTGACGGCGCCGACAACGTCTTCACCGTCTGGCGGAAGCAGAAGGATGAAGCGGTCGAGGCCGATCCCGACACAGCCGACGCGAAGCTCGAGCTGAAGAAACAGCGCAACGGTGACACCCAGAACTACACGCAATGGCTGTGGTTCGACAAGGCTTCGATGCAGTTCCGAGCGCTGAAGAAGGCACGCCGATCGATCTCCTACGTTCAATTTGAACAAGACCAGGAACCGGCCGATGCCGCTGGACCTGTCAGCACAAAGTCGATCCCACCCCTTGCTGATGAGGAGCAGTTCTGATGGAACCCGAACTTTTCATTGCTGCGCTCTGGGGTCAGGGATTCGAGGTGAACCTTGGACCCGAGGACTCCATCGTGGTAACCCCCGGCAGCAGGCTGCACGAGACGCAGCGCGAAGCGTTGCGGGCGAACAAGCCAGCGATCGTTGCCTACCTGCAGGCGAATCCGCCGGCCGGCGATGGTTTGATGGCGATGGCCATGCAGGTGTGCGATCGATACGGTGACGGCGAACAGGCCCGCGAAGACATGCGCGCCGATGTCCTGGCCACGCCGCCACACCTGCGTGCCGACCTCCTCGCCCACTTCGAACAAACGTATGGAACCTTGGCATGAAAGCTCATACCCGGTCGATCTTCATGTCATCGAACTTCGCCCGTCGTTCTGGCCCTGCCAGTGCGATGAGCTTTACGCCCTTCCTTTCCGGTCCTGTCACTTCCATCTGTTCAACCGTCACGAAGGTCCTCTCGCCGAAGAGTTCGGTGAGCGCCGCCGACAGGTGTTTTTCGATCGACTCGAGAGAATGGCGCTTGAAATGGTTGGGCATATGCGCGTCTGTAGTTGTTGCAACTAGACACATTCTCTATCAAACCAAGGCCAAGGGAAGCGCCGACATGCGCGCTGATCTCCTCTACCACTTCACAGCCTTGCAGAAACTGCATAGCTCGTCCGCTGGTTTCCATTCCGGTTTCCACGCTGGTTTCCACCAAAACGGTGATGACCAAGTGGAAACCACATCGACCACCACCACCCATGAAAGCGCCGCCCACCATGCCTGAAACCATCGTCCGCATCCACTCCTCGCGCACCTGCTCGAACTGCGCGCACATCGACGACACCAACGAGTACCAGTGCCTGAATCTGGTGAGCATGGTGGACGGCTCGCCTATGTCCGCCGACTTCGCGTGCGGTGACCACCAGACAGTCGGCGAGTACCGGCTGGACCTGCATCGTGCGGGGCACATGGTCCTGGGGTTGGCATGACGCCGCGCCAGTCCATCGACATCGCCACCGCGGCCTTGCGCTGGCAGACGGCACGCGAACGCCGCCTGGCCGCTGGGACTGATAAGCGCCGCGCCGATGCGGCCTACAACGCCCGTTGGACCGGTGTCGCTGCTGCCGGCTTCACTGTTGCTCAGCAGTTGCGCCTTGCCGAAGCGGCCTTGGCCGAGACCCAACGTCAGGAGCGCGCTGCCGTGCGTGCCCTGGCCAAAGCCTGCGCCAAGGTTCGCCACGACATGCAGGTTGTGGATGTGCTCAAGGCGGTGCTGGAAATCGCGTGACGCTGCCTCCACAGGTCGCCGCATCTTGGCCGCAGCGCCAGCATCCATGCGGGTTCGCGCCAGCTTCAAGTGCAGCGATACCCCCAGCAGTTCCCCCATTTTCCAAATTGGTGTCGCCTGCCCGGTTGAGCGCATCTCGCGAAAGTTGGTCATTTGAGTAGGCTCTCCGCAACATAGGGGAGATGCCTGCCGAAGCATCCCGTCCCCCTGCACCTCAACTGCTGGTTGACCGAAACGCCCCGGCCAGCCCCCGCCGCGCGGGCCGCCCGGCCAACGATCCGTGGCGATGGCGCTCTCTGTTCGCTGCGGCTGGATTCGCCTTCGGTGAAGACGAACGCCATGCTGACGACGACACGCCGGACCTGGAGCCTACGGTCCAGCGCCAGATCAGCGCCGTCGGCGCGCCGGCCCTGATTGCTGCGCGCCGCGCGCCGACCTCCGTCTTCGACCTGGCCCAGCGGCCGGTCGAACTGCGCAGCGTGATGCGGTCCGGCCGGCCGCCGTCCTCCGCGCCCCCTGGCGCCACGCTGACGCGCCGCGTCGTGCGCGTCGGCACCGTGACGCGCTGCACCCTCGTCCCCGTCACCGAGACCGCCGAGTGGGCCGAGCGCGAGCAGGCCCGCCGCGCCCGCCAGCGCCCACCCAAGACCGGCACGCGGAAGATTAAGAAGGCGATCGCACGCTGGGGCTTGTTCGATGGGTCGATGGAATGAACGAGTGGCTCAGGACAGTGCTGGCGGACTACGGCGAGGAGCGCGCCTGGCGTCTGGTCAAGAGCCTCGGTTCCAAACAGAGCCTCGGCGCGTTTGAGCGAATCGCCAGCATCGAGACCGCGCGTCGGATGCTGGGTGAGGGGCAGGAGCCCAACTACATCCAGCACCGGCTGGCCGGCAAGTACGGCTTCCACGTCAAGACGGCCCAGCGCCGCATGCGCATGGCCGGCTGGAACGGAAAAAGTTGAGCCGAGACAACGCAGGCCCTGTTTTGTCTCGTGCGGTCCGCAGCATTGAGGTCTTCACTTCAAGAGGCCTCATGACCGACACCGCCACCATCGAACGCAAACTCGCCGCCGCCAAGACGGTGCACGACGTAGCCACCCGCGCGGTGGTGGACCTCACTTCCCATGTGCAGACACTGCGGCCCCAGGTCGATCAGCTGGCCGCTCGGCTGAAAGACGATCCTCGCTTGCCGCAGGAGGTGCATCGCGAGCACACCGATGCCAGGCGCCTGTTGCAGCAGGCCACAGACAGCCTCGTCCAGAAGCGCGCAGCAGAGCAGGCCGCCCAGCGCGAGGTCACGCGCCTGGAAACCGTCCTGGGCGGTGAGGATGCGCTGGCCGAGGTGCGCAAGCGTTGGAGCGTGGCTTCGGACGCTCAGGTGCAGGCCGTCAAGGCAGCCGAGGCGGCGCGCGAGAACCTGGTGCGCCTGGACGCGCTGCTGGCCGACGAGCTGGCGAAGACCGAGAAGGCACAGCAAGCGCAGCGCGCCGCCATCCTGTCCCGCCTGGGCTTCAGCAAGTCGCCGGCCGGCGAGGTGTCGGCCATGGAGAGCGCGCTGATCGGCTCGGCCGCCAACGTCGACGCGCTGCGCACCGCGCGGCCCGACCTTGAGGCGGCCGTGGCCCAGGCTGACGCCCAGGTGGCCGCCTGCGACCAGATCACCCGCCAGGCCGCCCAGGCCATCCTCACCGTCAAGCAGGTGATGGCCGAAGGCGTTATGCGGCTCGCGCTGGAGACGTGCCGCGCCGCGGTCGATGCCTACCACGTGGCCACGATCGCCGCGAAAGGCAACTTCGGCGAGCGCTTGTCGCTGTACCCGCAGGAAGACACGTCCCTGCAGCAGCAGCACCAGGTCGACCGGCTCAAGGCGCGCGCCATGGTCGGCGAGTGACCCCGATCACCACCAGTTTTCCCACCACCCCCCAGGACCATCATGACCTTTCCCCGTCAGACCCAGCAGCAGATCGACGCGGAGTCCCTGCGCGAGCTCACCGCTATCTCTACGAACAAGGCGCTCGCCGCCTTGAACACGAACCCCATCGAAGCCGCTGCAGCCCTGCGCGCTGCGGTCGGCTATGCCGATCGGCTGCTGGCCGTGAACGCCGAGCTCGCCGTCAACAGCGCACGCCAGACGAACGAGTTTCACGGCTACGACGTGAACAGCCCCATGGCCGGCGCGCAGAAGGCCTTCGTGCCCAAGGCCGGCAGCTACGACCTCAACAACCCCGAAGGAGTCTGACCATGAAAGTCCAGATCACCCACCTCAAGGCCCCGTGGCCGCCGGCCGCCGTCGTCGGCGACATCGTCGCCTTCAAGGGCGACGCGCCCGTCTGGGCGGTGGGCAAATTCACCACCGCGCCGCCCAACTCGATCGCCAGCTTCACCTACGAGCCCGGCGAAGCGGACCCCTGGAAGTCGACCGCCGCGAGCAAGACCACCAAGCAAGCAGCCTGACCATGAACAGAATCTTCCGTAGCGGCCGCGGCACGCCCCGCACGATCACCGACAAGGTCATGGCCGCCGCGCTGCTGCCCGGCACGGCCATCTTCATCGGCGGCGCGCAGCTGACCCAGGCCACCTCGGCCAGCGGCGGCCGCTTCGCCATCCTCGGCGACCGCGACTACTACAGCTCGCAGGGCGTCAACAGCACCCTGGACCCGTTGATGACGCCCTACAACGTCGGCGAGTCGGGTGTGGCCTATCTGCCGAAGCTGGACGAGGAATTCGCCGTGGCTATGGCCGCCGGCACGTACACCTCCGGCCAGGAGCTGACGGTGGGAGCTGCCGGCCGCTTCGTCGCCGCAGCCTCCGGCGACATCGTCGTCGCGCACTTCGACCAGCCGGGCAAGACCGTGGCCGCCGGCGAGCTGGCCGACGTGGTCATCGCCAACGCCTACCGGAAGGCCTGACCATGCACGTCGAAGGCGGGGCAGTGCGCTACACGGCGCTCCCAGGCGAGGACTGGACGTTCGCCCCGTCCTTCGCGCGCATCGAGGCCCTGGGCACGCCGCAGGAGGTTGTGGACCTCCTCGCCGGCCTGTTCGGCGGCCGCGCGGCCGAGCACGCGCGCTATGTCCTGGCCTGCCTGTGCGTGCAGGACGACCCGTTACCGGCTCTGGGCTGGCTCGACGCGTCTCTTGTCGACCACCCAGGCGTAATCCCGGCGGACATGCAGATCGTCATGGCTCGCTACCTCATGCAAGTCAGCCTGCTGGCCGCCGGCGAAGGCGTGCTCAGCCTGCCCGAGTACCAATCGATCCTGGACATGCCCGCCATCAACTACACCCTCACGTCTCCGACCTGGACGGCGTACATGGAACACGTCAAGGAGCTGGCCAATGTCTGAAGCCGTCGGCAACCTGTACTACGAGGTCACGCTGCAGACGGAGCAGCTGCTCAACGAGGCCCGAAAGGTCGAGGCACGGCTCGAGCGCCTCGCGCAGCAGGGGCCCAAGACCCAGCTCAGCCTGACCAAGATGGCCGCTGCCATCTCGGCAGCCCTGTCGGCAATCGCGGTCAATGAGCTGGTGTCGAAGATCGTCACGGCGCAGCGTCAGTTCGACGTCATGTTCGCCAGCCTGAAGACCATGACTGGCGGCGCCGACCAAGCCGGCCTGGCCTTCGACCGCCTGCGCAAGTTCGCCGAGGGCACGCCCTACACGCTGAAGCAGTCCGTCGACGGCTTCGTCAAGCTCAAGGCGCTTGGCCTGGACCCCAGCGAGCGCTCGATGACCAGCTTCGGCAACACCGCATCGGCCATGGGCAAGGACCTGATGCAGATGATCGAGGCCGTGGCGGACGCGTCGACGGGCGAGTTCGAGCGCCTGAAGGAGTTCGGCATCAAGGCCAAGGTCGAAGGCGACAAGGTGGCCCTGACGTTCCAGGGCGTGACGACGAAGATCGCCAACAACGCCAAGTCGATTACCGAGTACCTGGTGAAAATCGGCGAGACGAACTTCGCCGGCGCCATGGCCGAGCGCATGAATACGCTCGACGGCTACATCAGCAACCTTGAGGACTCACTGCAGGCGCTGTTCCTGACCGTGTCGCAGTCGGGCTTCGGCGATGCCATCGCGGTCGGGGTCCGGAAAGCCACCGAGGCCATCGCCGAGCTGACAACCAGCGTGAAGAATGGCGAGCTCACCGACTACTTCGACAAGCTCAAGCCCTTCGTCACGGCTGCTGAGGTCGCGGTTGTCTCGCTGGCCGGCGCCGTGGCCGGCCGCCTCATCGCCAGCTTCGTGGCCGCTGCCGCCCAGGCCTACACCACGGCGACGGCCATCGGCGCCGCCACGCTGGCCGCCCGGGGCTTCACGGGCGTCCTCACCCTTATGGGCGGCCCGATCGGCATCGCGGTCACCGGCCTGGCGCTGCTGGCCTTGAACTGGGACAAGGTCGGCGCGGAGGCGCGCGACGCCGCCACCATGTCCGAGGACGCCGCCAAGCGCATCGCCACGGCGCTCAAGAAGACGCCGGCCGCGGCCACGAAGGCGCTCGGCACGCAGATGGGTGAGGTCAAGGGCGAGATCGCCGCCATCGAAAAGGAGCTGGCGCGCACCACCTTCCCGAAGGCCGACCCTGGCCAGCTCAAGGAACTGGAGGAGCGCCGCCGCACGCTGGTGCAGATCCAGAAGGAGATCCAGACCGCCATGAACGGCGTCGGCGCCGGCGGTGGTCGCGGCAGCGTCAACCCCGACTTCGTGAAGCCCGACGAGCCGAAGGCCGAGACCAGAGACACGAAGGTCAAGACACCGAAGTTCGACTCGTCGCGGTATCTGGCAGGCCTCGCCGCCCAAGTGGCCAGCGAGTGGGACCGGATTGGCATCATCGAGGACGAGAAGATCCGCGAGGCTGGCGAGCACCTGAAGAAGAAGGAGATCACCGAGCGGGAGCACCAAGAGGCAGTCAACCTGATCCGCGCCGACGGCGCCAAGGACCGGGCGGCTCTCATGGACCGCGAGTTCAAGGAGGCCGTCGCCGATGGCGAGCGCCGCTACGACGCGATGAAGGCGCAAGAGGAGAAGATGGCCGCCGACAAAAAGGCGCTCCAAGCGACCCGTGATTCGACCGTCATGACGACGCTTCAGGTCCGGGCCGAGAGCGGCGGCGTCGAGGACAAGGTGGCGCTGATCCAGGCCCAAGCCGCTGCGGAGCTGGCCGCGACCGAGGCCGCCCGGGTGCTGGACCTGGAAGCGAACCAGATCTATGCGGACAAGAAGGTCGCTATCGAAGAGGACATGAACCGGCGAGTGGCCGAGACCCGGGCAGCAGCCAACCAGGCAGCCCTCACCAGCACGTCCGAGGCCTTCGGATCCATCGCCAATGTGCTTCGACGCGCCGAGGGCGAGCAGTCGGGCATCTACGAGGTCATGTTCGCCGCCCAGAAGGCGTTTTCCATCGCGAGCTCCATCGTCGCCATCCAGACCGGCATCGCCAACGCCGCGGCCCTGCCGTTCCCGGCGAACCTGCTGGCGATGGCTTCGGTCGTGTCCGCGACGGCGTCCATCGTCAGCACGATCTCGGGTGCCAGCTACGGCGGCGCGCGCCAGTACGGCGGGCCCACCCAGGCCGGCTCTCTCTACAAGGTCAATGAGACTGGCGCGCCGGAGATGTTCACAGGCTCGAACGGCAGCCAATACATGCTCTCGGGCCAGGGCGGCAACGTCACGCCGGCGGACCAAGTCGGCGGCGGCGGTCTCGTCTACTCGCCCACCATCAACATCGATGGCACGGCCGATCGAGCAGCGATCACTGTCCAGGTCCAGCGCGCGATTGCCAACAGCCAGAAGGACTTCATGGAGCAGATGAAGCGCATGAAGGTCATCCCGCAGTGAGGCGTCGGCAGGCCATGACCGAGCAGGAGCCGTCTGGAAAGATTCCTGCGCAGGCCCTAGCCGAACGCGCCAGAAAGTGCGCAGGCGGGCGAGCGAAAAGTCGTTTCGCATCAATCAGTTGCGGGCGTCCTGCCGGGGTGTACGGCGTCGATTCCTGCGCACATAGATACGCATGCAGGGGATACCCAGGGGATACGAAATGGCAAAACTGACCGAGCCCATGCAGCTGGCCATCGTGAAGGCCCTGGCCTGCTACGACACGCCGACCGAGGTTGTCGAGCAGATGAAGAACGACTTCGGCGTCACTATCACCCGGCAGCAGGTGGCCAAGTACGACCCCACCAAGGCTGCGGGCGAGAAGGTGAGCCCCAAGCTGCGGGCGGTGTTCGACGCCGCGCAAGCCGCCTTCCTGACCGACATGCAGGCCATCCCTATCAGCAACCTGTCCTATCGGCTCCGGCGGCTACAGCATGCGTTCGAGAGGGCCCAACTGCAGAAGAACATCCCCCTGGTGATGCAGCTGCTAGAGCAGGCCGCGAAAGAGTGCGGCGGGATCTTCACCAACCGGCGCGAGCTGACGGGGAAGGGCGGGGCGCCGATCGCCCAAGCGCACAACGTGCACATTGTCTCGCGGGACGAACTGGCCGCAGCTGTGCGCACCGTCAGGGACGAGTTCTAGGCCGGATCGCCGCTGAGGCGAATGATTTCACTGGAGTCATGACACGCAGATAGCCTGCATGTGTTCATGTTCAGCCTGGCCTCCGCGCCGGGTTTTTTTTTGCAATTGGATTTGGCACCCTCAGCCCGATGCTGGCTCTGTACAGAGTCAACAGCTTCCAGACGTAAGAAAGCCCGCCGAAGCGGGCGTGGTTCTTCTCAAGACGCTCTGCTGCGTCGTGAGATGAGACGAACTCTGGGACTAGCTGAACAGCTCAAGCTGACCAGGATGCGACCGCCAATGTTGGCAGACGTGCTCCAGACGGCCGAAGCGCCTGCGTAGATATGCTCGAACTCGAACGAGTTTTGGCCTGAAATTGCGCACTGTAGTGCTCCTGAAGAAAAAGAAAGTAAGGGCGGGCCCGCGGACGGACCCGCTGTCTCGATCAGGCAAATGGCCGATTGAGAAAGCGCCAGGCCTTGAGACCCTGGCGTGCGCGTCGCACTTGACACGGCTAGTTGGTTATCCGGAGAAAACCACCATCGCTAGAGCTGGTGCGCCTTACTTGTTCTTGACCCAGAAGCGGAAGAACTGACCCTTTTTGGGATAGATCACCTTGCCATTCTTGCGAATGGACCGGCAAAACACCCAGTGGCCACCTTCCTCTTTCCTTGTGGAATCCATAACGAATCCTTCGTGAAGAGTAGGGTTGCCGGGATTGTCGGAGTGCTCTGGACCTGAAAGCGATATACACTTTCCGGCCTCTGCTAAGAGACATCGATACCTCACCCGTATTCGGTATCGGGCGGTAGGGACTGCAATCCCAGCCACCCTCCTTGAAGGCCTATGAATGGATAGCTCTGTTCATGGGCCTTTCATTTGATGGACCCGTACTTGCGCAGTTGCGCCACACGCTTCATCGCCGCTGGCAACGAAACCCGGAAGTGTTGGGCGATCTGTGTCGGGGTGAACAAAGATCGTCTCAAGATGACGTCCAGTGGCATGGTCATCTCTGCAGCAAACTGGTCTGCTTGCCACTCAGAATCGAGGAATGCCTTCGCCACGTAGTTGTGACGGGCCATCGCTTTGTTGTGCTGCAAGACAAAATGACCAAGCTCGTGGAAGATCGTGAAACGAGTTCGCGGATCGTCGCGCCTTGCAGCAGCGTATGTAGCTTCTGTCAGATTGATCGTTGCCGTCTCGGGAACGCATACCGCTTCCACCCCTGCCATCATGAAAACCCGGTTCTCGTCGTCGATCACGTCCACAGTGATACCGAACTCACTGAGTGATTCAATGAAGTTCGACAGTGGTATGACCTGATCGCTGAGGCCGAGAACTTCGCGTGCATTGACTGCACTTTGACGGATGACATCGATGCCACGAGGTGCAACGATGTGTCCACGAAGTTGATAGGGGAGGGGTGGAGGCGATTGCATCATTTCTGTTTCACCTGTTCCGATGCCGCCAGGAGTGCGGCCATCTTGTCGAGAGTTGCTGCGTCCAAAGACGAGCGAGCGAAGCCAGCGACGAGCATTTGGTGTTGAGGCGACAAGCCATCCAGCGTCACCGACTTGTTAGCAACCGCAGCGAGCTCAGCCAGGCTTTTGACAACTACTCCATGCTGAAGAAAGAAAGAGTTGGCCTTTTCAACAAGCCCATCAGGAACCTTCTTCCGCCCCGTCTCGATGCTGCTAAGGAACGATGCGGTGACGCCAAGTGCGTCTGCCATCGAGCCGAGAGTCTCGCCAGTGTCGATTCGCGCCTTGCGAATCGCCTTTCCAAAATCTGTGAGGGCCATGGTGGTTCTTTCGTCTGTGGTTGCAGGAGGGGGGCGTAAAGTCGAGATTATTTTTCTTTTCTCGATGCCATGTTAACCGTAAAGGTAAAAAAGTCAACCAGGACTGTCGATCGTTTTCTTCCGATGGCCTTGTCTGTTATGAGATGCGAGCAGTTCCGGTAAACGCTTTACCGAGGTATTCACCTAAGCACCAGTTGCTGCTGCGCTACACTTTGAAAAGTTTCTCGGTGGTTACAAGTGCTTGGCGCAGTGCCCGCTGACAATCCACGAGTCACTTTTTGACCTGGGGGAACGCTAGGGGGAACCGGACGGGTTCAGACCAGCAAGAATCCAGCATCCATGCGGTCTGCAGCACGATTTGATGACGCCTCCCTCTCCTCCAGTGGCGCCTACCCAGGCGCCATTTTTTTTGCTTCCGACACCTGGCTTTCCGGTCCGGTTTCACGAAGTCCGATTAGTCTGAGAGCAATGAATCCTATGCACTTCCCCGGGCGGATCGACAGAGGCAGCGCGTCATGAAAGGCAATTCGTCCTTCGTGGGTCTCGGCAACTCGTCGTTCGCCAGCCTGACGCCCGCGCCGGCCACGGCCGACGAAGCCGAACCCTGGGTCCGGGGCGAACTCATCCGCAGCCTGATGCGCGCGGCGCGCGGTTCCTACCTGCTGGCCGCCGCCCTGATGCCGGCCATGGTCGGGCTGAGCTGGGGTCACGTGCCGCGCTGGCAACTCTTCCTCTGGCTGTGCCTGGGCATCGTCGCCACGGGCTTCCGCATCTGGGGCGAACGCGTCTACGTCCGCGACTACGCCGACAAGGACTCGACGGCGCAGCAGGAGTACGTCGACCGCTACAGCTTCCTCTGGATGGGCAGCGCCTTCGCCTGGGGCCTGTCGATCCTGATCTTCTTCG